CATCAGGCTTTAGATTTGCAGTAATTAGACCAAGTGGAACAGCTCATAATTCTACTTATGTAATGGCTTGCGCTTTAGGAAATTAAAGGATAAACCATGTCACAAGTAATTATATTTACAAATTCTAATGGCGGAGTTTCAGTATGCACTCCTACAGGTGAGATTTCTATTGAAGAAGTATTGGCTAAAGATTGCCCTGCTGGTGCAATTATTGTTGACAGCAATATATTGCCTAACAACGATTTTTTTAATGCGTGGGAACTTAACGGCACGACTGTTACAGTTAACCTTGTTAAAGCCAAAGCGATTACTAAAGACCGCCTAAGAGCAGAGCGTACACCTTTATTGCAAGCCCAAGATGTAGCGTTTCAACGAGCATTAGAAAGCGGTGCAGACACCACAGCAATCGTAGCTGAAAAACAACGGCTAAGAGATATTACCCAACTAGCTGACCAAGCCACAACGCTTGAGCAGTTAAAACAAATTGAGGTGAAATAATGCCTATCATTATTGATGGTACAAATGGAATTACACAGGCTGGAGAGTTTAACTCCGATAGTAGCTTTGGATTAAAAAATCGCATCATAAACGGGGCGATGGTTATTGACCAGCGTAATGCGGGGGCTTCACAAACATTTACTGCGGCGGCGGATTTAGCATATTCGGTTGACAGATGGTATGGGTTTTGCACAGGCGCAAACGTCACAGGACAACAAGTTGCTGGTTCAACTTCACCAACTAATACTCAGTTTAGATACAGATTTACAGGGGCGGCATCCGTTACTGCGGTTGGTTTTGGTCAACGAATTGAGCAAAAGAACTCTTATGACTTGGCTGGTTCTACTGCTACCCTTTCAGCAGACTTGGCTATATCGGCAACGCTAACGACTGTCACTTGGACAGCAAGTTATGCAACAACCACAGCAGACACGTTTGGTACATTGGCTAGTCCCACAGTTACACAGATTGCAACAGGGACATTTACAGTTAGCGCAACAGTTACTAATTTTAATGCCCAGATTACTGTACCTGCGGCGGCTACAACGGGCATACAGATTGTGTTTACTGTTGGTGCATTGACGGCAGGACTGACTTGGACAATCGGTAACGTACAGCTAGAAAAAGGCTCAACAGCAACTAGCTTTGATTACAGACCTTATGGAACTGAATTGGCTTTAGCACAGAGGTATTATTTTAGAGTAGGAGCACCAAATACTGGTTATCATGGTTTTGGTGCAGGAACTGCTCAAAATTCTACAACTGTAGTAACTTATGTAAAATTACCAGTTACTATGCGAAGTGTTCCTACTGGTTCTTATGGTGGAACAATTAATCTACTTTCTAGTGCATTAACATCGCCTTCTTCTCTTGGAATAACAGCATCAGGAAATTATGTTGATGCCTTGCGTGTTGATTTTGTAACTTCAGGACAAACTGCGGCAGGTGGAATTTGTGCTTACACAAATAATACAGCGTCAGACTTTATTCAATTTTCTGCGGAGTTATAATGTATAAAAGATTTGGAATACCTTACGGATTAAATGAAGAAGTGTGTGTTACTCGCTTGTCTGACAATGCAAGCATCCCATTCGACCCAGCCAACACCGACTACGCTAACTTTAAAAAAGAAGTCTTAGCTGGTGCAGAACTGCAAGATGCCGATGGGAATGTGATGACGGATGCTAGTGCGTATATTGCGACTTTGCCATGACAGACGATCTTAACCAACAAATTGGCCGCCTGGAAGCGCACGTCGAGCAACTCCAGCGCGACATGACTGATATAAAAGACAGCATTAAAACCATGAGCGATCAGATGAATCGCTGGCGCGGAGCTGGTGCCATTCTGTTAATGGTGGGCGCGGCATTCGGTTGGGTGATCGATATGCTTTATAAGGCCATCGGAAAGTAAGCTCCATGATATGGCTAACGACTTTGGAATTTCCGAAGGTGCTAAGAGCATTAGTGGATCGATTGATGCGGCGCGAGAAGCCGGCAAAGGTCTTACCAAGAGTATCGAATCCATCCAAGGCGACGCCGTTGAAGTCGCCCAGCAACAAGCCAGGGATCGCAAGATCGCCGAAAAGCGCGCCGCGCTCCTTAAAGAGCGGGCCATCTTCAAAGCGCTCGAAGAATACAAGCACCGTAAAGTAATTAGCGAACAGGAATACAAAGCAAAGGTTGAGTTTGTAAAGAAGTACGGCACAAAAGAATGGGCCGAAGTATTAAAGATTAAGACTGACATTGAAAAGCTGGAAGAGAAAAGTAAAAAGTTATTTGATGCAGATTTAAACAAGGTGCGGCGAGTACAGTTTTTATGCTTTTTTGTAGCCGCGTGGGTTTCTTACTTTATTGTATGGGGAGATAAAAGATAATGGCAACAAAACCGATATGGGAAAGAGAACGGCCCAAGGCCCTGGGCAAATCCAAGAAGTTATCACCTGGCCAACTGAAAGCGGCCAAGGCAATGGCCAAGAAAGCGGGCCGCCCTTACCCGAACATGGTTGATAACATCCGCGCTAAAGCAACGGGGAATAAATAATGTTTCCATTAACTGCACTCGTTGATGTTGGGATGAAAATCCTGGACAAGTTTATCCCTGACCCGGAAGCGAAAGCCAAAGCCCAGCAAGAACTCCTAAAGATGCAACAAGAAGGAAGGCTGGCAGAACTCAATGCAGATAACATTGAGGCGCAAGAATTAACCAAGCGCCAAGAAGCGGATATGGCCAGCGATTCCTGGTTGTCCAAGAACATCCGCCCCATGACTTTAATTTTTATCTTGCTAGTCTATACAACGTTTGCCGCAATGAGCGCCGCAGATATTGAAGTAAACAATAATTACGTTGAACTCCTGGGCCAATGGGGAATGCTGATTATGTCATTCTATTTTGGCGGAAGATCCCTGGAGAAGATCATGGAAATGAAAAAGAAAAAAGATGAATCTAAGTGAACATTTCTCCCTGGATGAATTAACCCACACCGACCACCGGCAGTTTGACAATACGCCCAATGCGTCGGAGATGGCGAACCTGGTGCGCCTGGCTACCTTCCTGGAAGAAGTTAAAACTGTCCTGGGCGGTAAGCCGGTGATGATTAACTCGGCATTTCGTTGCAAGCAAGTTAAAGACGCAGTAGGATCCAAGGATACAAGCCAGCATCGGATTGGATGCGCCGCAGATATTCGAGTGCCAGGCATGACGCCCGACGAAGTAGTGAAAGCAGTCATCGCGTCCGGCCTGGAATACGATCAGATCATTCGCGAGTTTGATCGCTGGACCCATATCTCTATCCCGAACAAGTCGGAAGATAAGCCGCGCCGCCAAGCGCTGATTATCGACAAGGCCGGGACCAGGGCATACGCATAAAAGTTACATTAACCTGGTTAATGTAATATTTATGAGGCATAAAAAAATCCCCGCACTAGGCGGGGAGTTAAGCCAGGTACGTGACGCCTGGAATGGTCTCTGCAAAGAGATACATTAATTTACCACGATCTCGATTCCCCTGGTTAAGTAAGGTTTGATCCTTATCAATCCGCGTCGCTCCAGGCGGTGCATCATGGCATGAACTGTTGACGGGCTTGTGTATCCTAGCGCCTGGCATATCTCCCTGGTGCTAGGGTAAACCCCATGATCTGCATGATGCTTGACCAGGTGATCGAGCAGTCTTTTTTGCATCGGTGTTGGTGCTAATTTCATTAGTCACCCGCCCATCGAACGCCGGAGCGACCCATCTTTGCGTTGTAACGATCCTCGAACTCGTTGGCCAACTCGGCCAGGGATTTCACTTGCGGACACGTATGCACCTGGTCGATCTCTAAAGTCTTGCCGCATTTCTCGCACACGTGGCCCGCGAAAGGAATTGGCTCTACGTTTTTCTCTGCCTTCCTGGCCTCGATGTGATACTCCAGTCTTTCCTGAAATTTAGATTTCATCTTCATCATTTCACTCCCAATATTTGTAATGTTTTTGACCGTTCGATGCGGGCCTCTTTAGCTGGCGTCACCTTCTCAGGCTGGGCCTTATAGGATCGCATGGCCCACTTAATTCGCGCCGCAATAGAACCGTCCGGACTTTTAATATAACCTTCTTCGGCGTCGGTCATGTTGTCCATGATCTTGGATTGGAGCTGGTCGATCTCTTCGTCCAGGATCTTGGCCTGGGCCTTTGCCTCTATCAAGCGGCGCGCATAGTTAGCCGCATCACCGGACAACTCAATCGCTGGCCTGGAATCATCAACGCTGGGATACGCCTTGACTGCATCGGCCGGACTGATTGCCGGGTACCAGGACTTACTATTAACGCGGCGCGTGAACTCCTTGCATACGTCAATGATCTGCGTTTGCATATTGCCACTCGCCTGGTAAAAGAATAGGCGCAACTCGGTCCCGCGATACAAGGTCGCGATCACTCCCCAGGTGTGGCCAGCACAAAGCATTTGCGCCTGGAGCTGGAGCGGACCACGGAATGCCGGTGGCTCATCTTCGGGCATCGCGCTTGTTAGTTTGGATTCGCAACATCCCAGGCCATTCAATGTGACGCTATCGGTGCCGATCACATAAATACCCATGTCGGGATCCGTAGTAACAACGCGGCCATCACCTTTCCAAATTGAATCGAGCGAACATTGCAAAATGATCTCGTCATCTTCCAGGTAAGAAAGCGCGTAGTCAACTTGCAACTCCTGGATCTCGATGCCCAGGCGTTTGGCCGCCTCACTAATGATGATTGGCTCTAACGTGTTGCCCCAGTCTGCGGCCTCAACATTAAAGGGCGGGCGCGGCTTGCCTTCCATCGCGTCGATGCTGGCCGCCAACTCGTCATTCGGTGAGCGGAACGGGGATACCCCCATGATGCTAGGGATCCGGGACCCGGACGGGAGAATGTCATTCGTAATTTTTCCTACCATTTTATTTTCCTTTCGGGAAGTCAATAAATACACACTCGTTTGGTACTACATTGCCGCGCGCATCAATGTAATATTCGCCGCAACCAGCGAACCATTCGATCGTAATCACCGCAAGCAACGCGGAGAATGCAATCATCATTAAACCTTGTAACAAGAACGAAGTTAATTTTTTCATTGTTCAAATTTCTCCAGTAAGTAAAGCGCCGCAAGAATTACCAGGATTGCGAAGAACCCGGCAAACATAAAAAACAATCCGGTGATTAACGCATCGAGCATTTGAGTATCCCTTCTGCGGCGAGTGATGCCGCTCTCTTTTTCAAAGTCGCATCGCCCCTGGTCAATACGTTAATCATGTCAACCTTTTCTTCCAGGTACATTTTTGCCCAAGCCGGATCGCATTCAAGCGCCAGGTCGATGCCCGATAAATTCGAAATGATGTCGGCCAGCTTGAGCGTCTGCGCGTCGTCACTCGCGTTGGCCATAACATTGCGATTGATATACGCCCTCACAATTCGATCGCCATCTTCATCGTTGGCCGCGTTCGTGACCTGGTAAACCAGGTGCGCGATATTCTCGTTGAACTCTAGCATCAAGTCGGTATATGTCACGCCGCAATCTTCAATGACGTCGTGCAAAACTGCGGCGGCCAGGACGTCATCGTCATTGCATACGCCGCGGACGATCTGCATCACTTCCATGGGGTGGCTAATGTAAGGCAAGCCGCTAAACTTGCGGAGCTGGCCATCATGCGCCTGGTCCGCGAATAGTGTTGCTCTTGCGATTAAATTCATCATGCTATTGCTCCCTCGTATCTGTTGACAACATTACGAACTGCACTAATGGACCAGGCTTTTTTGCCGGTGGCCGTCGCGATTCCCCTGGCACTCAAGCCCTGGGCGATTTTTGCCAGGGTCGCACAACCGAATTTTTTTAGCTCCTGGATCACGGGGTAAACCTGGACCGCAAAATCGTTTGCCTGGTCCGCCGTGACCAATCCGCCGGCCTGGGCGCCGTTGGCTGGGGTGCGTGAACCCAATGACATTCCCCTCGCCTTGCGCGCCGCCAGGGCCTTCTTAGTACGGTCCGAAATCTGCGCTCTTTCGAACTCTGCCACGTTGGCCATAAGCTGAAGAATGAATCGGCTCATCGCTGGGTCCTGAAGGTTTGGCATATCGAGCGCCATGATCGTGACCTGGCGATCCAGCAATCTGTTTAGTAATCCGACGTTACGGGTAAGACGGTCAAGCTTGGCAATCATCAGGGTCGCGCCCTCTATCTCGCATTTTTCTAATGCGGCGCGTAACTGTGGTCTGCGCTTGTCAGTCTTACGGCCGCTCTCGATCTCAACGTACTCGGCCACTAGCTCATAGGGCGAGCCATTAAGAAATTTATTTATGGTATTTTTTTGGGCCTCTAAACCCAGGCCGCTTTCGCCCTGTTTCTTGGTACTCACACGGTAATAAGCAATCACTTTCATAATTTCACCTCGCTAATTTCACGGCCCGGATCATCGGGCGAACTGGCCGCGCGGCAACGAATCTCGTACTCGCCGAATGCGGCCTCGTAGTCCCTGGAATATAAGCCGGCGTACATTTTGCCGTCGGGGTCTTGCAAGAACGTCGCATACTCGCGAACGTCCAGGCGCTTGACCAGGACGACGGCAACCGGGCGACGGACTGCATCGCCCTGGAATACGGTCCGGCGTAGGATCGCCAGTTTCATGCGGCCAACCTACCAACACAACCCATCCCGTACCCGTCATCGCCCAGGCTAGAGATTCTTGCCAGGGTCGCACTCTGCTGAACCGGGAAGTCGGCGGCCATCTGGTTGACCACTTCATCCAGGCGTCTGTTAAATCCGCCGTACAACCCGTTACTCATGCCGGGGATCTCGCGGCTAAGTGACGCGCCATTCTTAACATCGGCGACGGTCACACGTGGGAGCGGATCGCTGGCAAAGTTACCGGCGAATTTCTCGTACAAGGCATCGAGCGCGGCGGCATACAACTCGTCGCTGATCTTGCGATCAACGAACACGAAGTCGGCGCCGAACCGGATCTCCTGGCCGTCGATCGCGGTATATCTTTGGCCTTTGTAGTCTTGCATCCCGTCGAAGTAAGAGGCCTCGAAGATCCCGACGACTGACTTCACGGCGTCGTAGTTTGGGCCGTCCTGGTACCGGATATTAATACTAGCGCCGCCGCTATACACGCTGGATCGGACGGAGAACTTCACACCTGGGAACGATTCTTTCAGGACTGACCGAATCATCACGGCGGTTTCTGCACAACTGAGATACTGTTTCATCTTGTTTTCCTTTCGTTTGTTGTTTGTACGCTTTTATTATGGTCCCATTACGATACCATTGCAACACCTAAATGAAAATATTTTGTAAATAAACCACAACCATGACAGAAAACCCCACTAAACCCACCCAGCTACACCTTACCCAGCGATTGCGGGCCGAGCTTTTCGAGCAAGCCAGCAAGGAGCGCCGGTCCATGTCCAGCCTGGCCGAAGAGCTGATTGCCCTGGGCCTGACAACTCGCCGGACGGCTATCGAAGATCGAATCGATCAGGTGCTACATGGCCGGGGGTAAGCGCAATCGCGAACGGGGCGCGGAACTCGAACTCGAAGTCGTTCATACCTGGAAAGCCCAGGGCGTTGAGGCCCAGCGGGTCCCGTTATCGGGCGGAGCTGGCGGGATGTTTATTGGTGATGTGATATTGGCCGGCTACACAATCGAATGTAAGCGGCGCAAGGATGGATTCGGAGTGTTATACGACGCTCTGAACCAGCAAGGGAGCGACTTCCTGGTAGTGAGAGCTGACAGGAAACCACGCTTGTACGTGATCCCGGAAGAGACGATGCTCTTGTGGCACCGTCAATACGGGCTTTTTAATTTCAACTTAGCAAATAGCAAGAAGGAGCAAGACAATGAGCTTTGATTTAGGACTAACGGGCGAAGGCGGCGGGCAGTATATCCGCTACAACGCCAGCACCGGAACCTGGAACGTGGACGGCAACCAGGTACAACTCGGTCAATTCCTGGTCGATCCTACCAGCCTCAAAACTGGATGGGGAAAGATCGTGGCCGGATCATCACCAAACTGGCAATGGGATACGCGGCCGGGCGTCAAAGGCGATCAACCTAGCGACGAACACAAACGCGGGTTTTCTCTGCAAATCTATTCGAAGGCCATCGGCCAACGCGAATGGTCAACCAACTCCGCCGGCAGTAACAAGGGATTGTCCGCCATTTGGGGGCAGATCGCGGACCAGTCCGTGGCCAACCCTGGCAAGGTACCCGTCCTTAAATACACGGGATCAACGGTAATCGCGATCGGTAAAGGATCCACCCAGGTACCTAACTTCACCCTGGACAAGTGGATCGATGCGCCGGCCGAGTTTATTTTGTACGACGCACGTGGATTTACTCAAGAACAAAATTCGAAACCCGCACCCGCCAAGGCCCCAGCGCCAGCGGCATCTGACGACGAATTTTAATTAACCCTTGAGTAGGGGCCGCGGTTAATCCCGCGGTCTTTTTTTCCCATGACGGAATTGGTACAACACATTGAGCAAGTCGCCAAGTTTTTTTGGGGCGAACCAAATACAAAATTATCCAAGCCTGGTAAAGAGATCCGGTTTGGTACGCATGGGTCCAAGTCAATCGATCTCGAAAAGGGAACCTGGTACGATCACGAAAGCAACGAAGGCGGCGGCGTATCGGATCTTATCAAGCTAGAGACAGGCGGCGCAAAGATCGAAGCCTGGATGAGCGAGAACCTGGGAATACAACTCACGCCCAGGGCAAGCAAGATCGAAGAACTAAAGCCGATCCAGGCCAGGAAAGTAAAAGCCGTGTACCCGTACGTGAATGCGTACGGCGAGATCGTTTACGAAGTGATTCGATTCGAGCCAAAAGACTTCCGGCAAAGGCGCCTGGAGAACGGTAAGCACGTGTGGAACCTACAAGGCGTTACACCCTTGCCGTACAACCTTCCGGCCATCCTGGAGCATCCGAGAAAGACTATCTTCCTGGTCGAAGGGGAGAAGGATGTCGAGGCCCTAAAGCAACTGGGATTGCTGGCATCTTGCAACTCCGGCGGGGCCAAGAAATGGACCCAGGAATTGAACTTGCATTTTGCCGGGCGCAAGATCATCGTATTGCCGGACAATGATGAGGCCGGACAGAACCATGCCAGGGTGATTACCGAACAACTCGGAGCCACGGCCGCGGAGATCCGCATCCTGGAACTCCCGAACCTGAAAGAGAAGGGCGACGTATCCGATTGGATACAAAGCGGCGGCACGAAAGAGCAACTCGTACACCTGGCTAAGAGTGCGCCACTCGCGAAGGATTGGCAAGCGCCAGTCAACCCGCCCAAGCTCCGCATCCTGACCCTCAAAGAGATCGCCGAATTGCCGCCAGTCACCTGGCTAGTGAACGGTCTCATCCCCAAGCAATCGCTTGCCATGATCTACGGCGAACCTGGCGGCGGTAAAACGTTCACGGCGCTAGATATTGCGCTAACCGTGGCCCATGGCGCGCAATGGCATGGCCATGAAGTCGCCCAGGGACAAGTGTTTTACGTGGCGGGCGAAGGCGTTGGCGGATTTAGAAAGCGGATCGGAGCCTGGCATCAGCATCACGAACGCGTCGAAGAGGCGCCTTTCTACCTGATTCCGAAGGCAGTCAATCTCCTGGACGACGCGGAAATACAGGATCTACTGCAAACCATCGAGACAATGCGAACTCCCGATATGCCCGTGGCCATGGTGGTATTCGATACCGTTGCCAGGTGCATGATCGGCGGCGATGAGAACTCCGCCCAGGACATGGGCAAAGCGGTCAAGAACATGGACCTGGTACGCGAGCAAATCGGGTGCGCGGTCCTACCGATCCATCACTCCGGCAAGGATAGCAATCGCGGGGCGCGCGGATCGACTGCGCTGATCGGTGCCGTGGATGTATCCGTACGCGTCGAAAGAGATAGCGATCGCGTACTCTTGACGACCGAAAAGCAGAAGGACGCCGAGCCGCTCGAACCCATGCAATTCAAGACGATCAGCGTTGAGCTGGCCGCCGGACCCTTGTCCCTGGAGACAGAAACCAGCCTGGTCCTGGAAGTAACAGATCAACCCGCGGACATCGTGGCCAGGAAGAAACTCTCCGGCCAGCAACGCCTAATTTTGGACGCGCTACACGATGCACTCGCGAATGCCGGCGAACAGAGACAGATCGGGAACTACATTCCGAAGGGTTATTACTCCGTGAGCGAAACCTTGTGGCGCGATTTCTCGATGAGCAAACAGATCAGCGATGGATCGGATGATAGCAAGAAGAAGGCATTTTTACGCGCCGCGAAAGCGCTCCAGGAACGCGGCATTGTTGGCAAGTGGGACGATTATTGTTGGATATGGAAGGACAAACATGAACCTAAATTATGAGCTAAATGTAGGGGTTAACCCTATAAAAGACGGACAAAACGGACTTGTCCGGAGCCTGTGGATAACTTTGTCCGCGGACAAGGACGGACAAGCCGGACAGACAAGGGGAACTCAATGAATACAAGGGTTAGCGGGCGACGGACAAGTACGGACAAGAGAGCGCCAAGTACGGACAGACATTTCTCCTCTCTAGGAGAATGTCCTGTCTTGTCCGGCGGACAAATTGATGCGTTGGAACGTTGGAAAGATTTGAACCAGGTAAAGATTTATCAGGATGAATTGAATCGCTTTAATCAAACCTGGGGATACGGCAGATCGTTTACGTTATGCGGTGAAGAGCTGGCAACGAAACTGCGAAAGCAGATGACGCTTATCCAGGAGACGGCCAGGGATGCTAAAGCGGGATATCTTGTCGAGCAGAGGTGCGAGGCCATGATCCGGGGATTAAGACTTGCGGACCAGCGGATCCGCGAGGGTGGACACCAGCCCGTGGACCGTGATGAGTGGCAAGCTGAACATCCGGCCGGATTGGTGGTGAAAATGGTACGAACACGGGCCGCCATACCCCAGGAGAGCGATTACGCGTACTTCGCCCTGGAAGATGTCGTGAAGTGGATCCCGAAGGAAGTTATCGAGCTGATGAAACAATTCCCTGGATCGTCAACGGTCAAGGTCACGACCAGCTTTGAGCAGATCCGCAAATCAACCGAAGAACGCCTGGCACGTGAGGCCGCAACACCCAAGGTAAAGACAGGCGACGCAATCATGGACCTAGACGATGACATCCCATTCTGAGAAACCACAAACCAGGAAGTATTCGATATTGCCAGCCAGGTCCGTCCAGGACGATAGTTTGCACCCAACAACCTTCCGCGTCCTGGCGGCAATCTGTTTGCATACCAACGGATACGGGATTTGCTTTCCGTCCAGGGAGACATTGAGCCGACACGTCAGCAGATCGATTAAAACCGTCTCTACGCACGTCGGACGACTAATCAAGGCCGGGTATATCAGAAAGCTACAACCGAAGGCCTATCCCTTCGCATACAAGCGCAAATCAGCGTACTTCACGAATCGCTACCAGGTGCTATTCGATGGTCCTGGCACACCGATGCCAACCAGGGAGCAATTCCTTGCGGCAAGGCCTCTAATAGCCGAGGACTATCAGGACCAGGAAGCCATAGATAACCTCAATAATAAGAAGGGGGTTACAGGGGGTGATAACGAGCTGATTCAGAGTATCGCGCAAGCATTCCGCCAGGGCGTCGAGCGGGGGTCCGGCGTGGTCCGCGACGTGGCGGCAAGCCTGGAATGCGCCAGGCGGCTGGCAGAAAAGGGCATCGATGCCGGGAAAGT